ACGTTAAAGAGTTTAAGGCTATGACAGCCGAGCTTCGTGACACATGGACCAAGAAACAAGTTTTTAGAACAGAGACAGAAATGAGGATGTCTGTGTTACAAGATGCAAAGTATCCAACTAAAGCTGCAAAGTATTGGCAATGTGTTAGGGAGCAAAACGTATTCTTAGAAAATTTAATGAGTCTATCTTTTGATTGTAGAAGACAAGAAGCAAAAGTTAAATGGTTAGAAAAAAAATTAAAATCTGAAACTGATGAATACAAATTAGAAAAATATCAAATAGATTTAGATGAAGCTAGATACGGTTTAGCTAATATGCAGTTGGTTGCAAGAGATAGAATGAGAGAAATTAAACTTTGGTCTACTCTTAAAAAAGAATTTGATGATGGTTCATTTGATACTCAAGATGTTAACAGACACCAATTAGATTCATATCATTTAATTATGAAAAACAAAGCAGAGACATTAACATCAGGTTCATCACAACCTGAAGTGTTTAATGTACTAGGACAATTACAAACAATAGAAAGAGTTAAAAAATCAGGAGAAATGATTTACAACAAGAAAGAACAATTGACAAGTGACCTTGGAGCAAAAGACAAGTAAAAAACTTTTATTTCTAGTAGCACAACCTAGATCGGGTAATACTTTATTTGCAAGTATTATGAATCAAAATCCAGCTATTGCTGCAACAGCTAATTCTATTACATTAGAGATAATGAAAGATTTGTTTTTGTTAAAACAAACTGATGTATTTTTAAATTATCCAGATCACAAGTCTTTAGATAATGTATTAGATTCTGTGTTTGACACTTATTATAAAGATTGGCCACAAAGAATAATAATAGATAGAGGTCCCGTTATGACATCAGGTAATTTTGCATTAATGCAAAAACATTATAAACGACCTTTTAAATGTATCGTGTTACTTAGAGATTTAATGGATGTGTTAGCTAGTTATATGCAATGGTACACAGAAAACCCTGATGCATTTCCTAACAGATATAATTTAAATACGGATGAAGAAAAACTTGCAATGATAATGAATAAAGATGGCGCTGTTGCAAAAGATTTAGAAGCTATAAAAAATTCATATAACTATAAAGACATTTGTCATTATGTAAAATACGATGACATAGTTACAAATCCAGAACAAGAATTTAAAAAAATATATGAGTTTATAGAAGAGCCTTATTTTTATCACAAATTTAATAATGTAGATCAAGTCAATGTAAACGGTTTATCTTACGATGATAAAATAGTTGGTAGTAATATGCACAAACTATTTGATGGACCAGTTAGAAAAGTATATAACCCCTATATAGAAAAAATTCCAGAAAGGATTAAACAAAAATATGGACACATCAGATTTTAATTTTGTATTTTTAGGTCAGTCGGTATTAAAATATCAAGTGCCTCTTGATGTATATGAAATTATTAATCATATTTATGAAACAAAGTATCCTAAATTAAAACCCGCTAATAAACAATTAGTGGGTAAAATAGAAAAAGAACACAGTTTATTTTATGATGGCGAAGATAGTCTTAAAATGACTAAACATAATCATTTACCTAATAATGTATTAATTTGGTTTGAACAAAAGTTTAGACATTATTTAGATTGGAATAAAGTAAAAGAATATAATTTACATTTAAATTCTATTTGGGTTAACACAATGTTTCAACATGAATATAATCCAGTGCATGTGCATCAAGGATCATTGTTTACAGGTTTGTCTTCCGTTATGATTTTAAAATTACCGGAGTCTTATGGTGTAGAATACTCATCACCAGATGCACCACAAAACGGTAGACTACAAATACTAGGTTCTTCTAGTGGAATGTTTGCAAATGTAGATTATCAACCAAACATTAAAGAAAGAGACTTTTTTATTTTTCCATATGATATGAGACATTGTGTTTATCCATTTAATGGTCCAGGTATGAGACGAACACTAGCTGCAAATATGGATGTAAATTATGACCCAATTAAAAATAGAGGAGTAAATTAATGTACGAAAACAGACACATTACAGAACCTAAATGGAAAAGTTGGATAGTACAAACTACCTCACCATTGTTTACACCCGATCAATGTAGACAAATTATAGAATCAGGTAGAGCACAAAAACCACAACAAGCACAAGTTGGTATGGGTAAACCTGGTGGTGGCACTGATGTTAAAAAAAGAGTAACAACAATTTCTTGGATACCATTTAAAGAAATGGGTCACATGTATGTAGACCTTAATAATTTTATACAAAAAGCAAATGAAAATCATTTTGGTTTTGGAGATATACAGATTACAGAAAATGCGCAGTTTACAGAATATCCTGAAGGAGGGTTTTATGATTGGCACATGGATTGTGATGTAAACATGCAACACGAACCACCGGTTAGAAAAATATCAATGACATTATTATTAAATGATCCATCAGAGTTTGAAGGCGGAGATTTAGAATTAATGGCACCAGGTAAGTTTGCAGAACTTAAACAAGGTCATGCAATTATATTTGCATCGTTTTTAAACCACAGAGTACAACCAGTAACAAAAGGTGTTAGGCAATCTTTAGTTGTTTGGTTTGGAGGTAAACCTTTTAGATGATTAAAGAGTCTTTTTTTCCAACTTTTATTTATGGTAAAGATGTTAATTTAGATAATGGATTATTTGAAAAAGAAATAATTGAATGGTCTAAACGAGATCCAGGAATTAAAAAAACAAATAGAAATGGTTGGCATTCTACAACAGAAATGCATAAGATGCCTGTGTTTGAACCTTTAGTTAAAGAATTATTTGCAATGATGCAAAATATATGGAAAGAAGAGTGGTTAGATAGAGAACCATTGTTAGGTAATATGTGGGCTAATATAAATCCACCAGGTGGATATAATGCTCCACATATACATCCTAATAGTTTATTTAGCGGGGTATATTACATAAAGGCCCCAAAAAATTCTGGTAATTTAGTTTGTAATGAACCAAGAGCAGGAGCACAATTAAATATGCCAACAAGAAAACCAGGAAAACCTCCAAAAGATTTATGGAGAGAAGTGCATTTTGAACCAAAAGAAGGTAGAATTATAATGTTTCCTTTTTATCTTTGGCATTGTGTTGAACCTAATTTATCTAATGATATAAGAATATCAGTAAGTTTTAATTTTATACAAAATGGCTTTCAATAAATATCAAACAATTAAAAATGCCATTAGCTATGAATTAGCTAATTTTATATTTAATTACTTTCTTCTTAAAAGAGAAGCTGTGGCTTACATGTATCAAAACAATATAATTTATGATAATAACATGTTGGGCACATGGACTGATCAACAAATACCTAACACATACTCTCATTATGCGGATCCTGTAATGGAGACTTTATTAGTTAAAGTGTTACCTAAAATGCAAGAAGAAACAGGTTTAGATTTAATTCCAACCTATTCATACGCTAGATTATATAAACACGGAGATATTTTACATAGACACAAAGATAGAGCATCTTGTGAGATATCTACCACTATTAATTTAGGTGGTAATCCATGGCCTATATTTATTAATCCTGATCCAAACGCTGGATATACTTATGGTCCAAAGGTGGGTCAACATAGGGTACAAAAATACGAACCTACTCAAGATAAAGGTAATAAAGTCTTGCTTGAAGTGGGCGACATGCTAGTATATAGTGGCTGTGAACTTGAGCATTGGCGAGAGCCTTTTGAGGGCCAGGTATGTGGACAAGTGTTTCTACACTATAACCACAGAAATGGACCCTTTGCTGAAAAAAACAAGTTTGATAAACGGCCAATGTTAGGTCTTCCAGCATTTGCGAAGATGTAATACAATGAGGTTATATGCTACAAAAGATAGGTTTTCAGCCAGGTATAAACAAACAAATAACAGAAACTCAAGCAGAGGGTCAGTGGACGGACTGTGATAATGTTAGGTTTCGTTATGGTATACCTGAAAAAATAGGTGGTTGGAAACAACTTGGAGATAGTAATCTTACAGGAGCAGGAAGAGGACTACATCATTTTGTAAATAGTTTAGCTAGAAAATATGCAATCATAGGCACAAATAGAATTTTATATGCTTTCTCTGGTGGTGTGTATTATGATATACACCCTATTAAATCTACAACAACGCTTACAAGTGCATTCAGCACGACTAATGGATCAGCTGAAGTTACAATAACTTTTAGTGGTGCGCATAATATTTCTGCAAGTGATATAATATTATTAGATAGTTTTTCTGCAATAACTAATTCTGATTTTGCAGCTGCAGATTTTAATGATAAAAAATTTATGGTTACAACTGTGCCTACAAGCACAACACTAACAATTACTATGCCATCAAATGAATCAGGATCTGGTGCCACAACATCAGGTGGTGTTAGAGTACAACATTATTATCCTGTAGGACCAGCTGTACAAGCAAAAGGTTTTGGTTGGTCACTAGGATCTTGGGGCGGAACAATTGCTGGTAATCCAACAACCACGTTACAAAACGGTATTACAGACTCTGCAACGTCAGGCATTATATTAGTTGATTTCTCACAGTTTCCAACAGCAGGAACAAACTTTTTACAAATAGACAGTGAAGAAATATCATACACAGGTATTGCAACTACAGGTGAACTCACGGGTGTGACTAGAGGTGTTGGTGGTACAACTGCTGCAGCACATAGTGGTGGAGCAACAATTACTAGCACAACAACATTTATTGGTTGGGGTGAAGCTGCATCTGGTGACTTAGTATTAGAACCAGGTATGTGGTCACTAGATAATTTTGGCGATAAAGCAATTTGTTTGATACATGATAGCGCTGTTTTTGAATGGAACTCTGCAGCAACAGACGCAACAAACAACAGAGCAACAATAATAACCGGTGCACCAACTGCATCAAGACATATGTTAGTATCTACACCGGATAGACACTTAGTATTTTTTGGAACAGAAACAACTATAGGTGATACTGGCACACAAGATGATATGTTTATTAGATTCTCTGACCAAGAAGATATAAATACTTATACACCAACAGCAACCAATACCGCTGGTACACAAAGACTGGCTGATGGATCACAGATAAGAGGAGCGATTAGAGGTCGTGATGCAATCTATGTTTGGACAGATACAGCTTTATTCACACAACGTTTTGTTGGTCAACCGTTTACATTTGCCTTTTCACAAGTAGGTACAAACTGTGGACTTGTTGGACAGAACGCATGTGTTGAAGTTGATGGTTCTGCATATTGGATGTCAGAGAATGGTTTCTTTAGATATGCTGGTTTTT